TATGCTTACTAATCCTCTAACGTGGATCATAGGCTTGATCGGTCTGTTAATCCTAGTTATTGATGATCTTGTTACTTATCTTAGAGGCGGTGAGAGTGTTCTGGGAGTGTTCTGGAAACCGCTAATAGAGTTTACAAAAACTGCTTGGGAGTGGTTAACCAAGTTATATGATGCCTTTATCAATTCAACGGCATTTAAGGCATTTCAAAACGCCTATTCAAATATAATGAAACATCTTACTAATGGGTTAAAACAGTTATGGCAATTATGCGAAACTGTATTTAATGCCATTATGACAGGAGGCGAAGATCTTAATGGTCTAGTTACCGTTATTGTAGGTGTATTTAATATGATAGGCGGTGCGCTTGAAGCTCTTATCGGATCAATGCAATTGCTTTTTGGTGCTTTTATTGCCGTATTCACAGGTGATACAGAGGCTTTAAAAAATGCGTGGGTTGTTGTTTGTGATGGTTTAACTACTGCAAGTAAAGGTGCATTTAAAGTCATAGGGGGTATTTTTACATCAATTAAAAACTTATTTAATGAAGTTTTAGATGTAATAGATAGGATGATTGGTGCAATTGTTGATTTTGGAAGAGCGATCGCAAACGCCTTAAATATTGACGGTCTAATCGAAAAGGTTAAAAGCGGTTTATCAAATATTTTGCCTGATTGGGTTAAATCTACTTTAGGAATTAACACAGAAAACGGATCAGACGGTCAACCTACTATCTATGCAGGCACAGATGCGCCTATTGTGCCAGATGTAGCAAGCATGCAAACTATGCAGGCACAAAGCAAAGGTAATTCAAACACAAATATAAGCCGTGAGCAGAATTTCTACATTAACACCAATTCGCCTGCAGTTGCTGATCAGGTAGTATCAAGTGCATCTGATTCAATGAGTAGTGAAGATCGTGCGATCTCTATGGCTTCACAGGGCGCAACTTGGTAAGGAGTTTTATAAAATGGCACTATTCCCAGAGGGCACAAACGGAGCAGTTAACAATCTTGCAAACAAGGGTATTAAAAAAGCCGTTAATTACGGATCTAAGTATCTGAATGATAAACTAAATTACGGTTTAAATTATGCACGGTCATTCATCAGACAATATGACATACTCGGCATAATGCCTGAACAATGGACTATTCTGGATGAACAACAAAAGAAAGTTTTTGGTTTTGATACTTTCCAAAGTTTAAACACCAAAAAAGAAAATAAGGTTACGCAAATGCCAGTCGAGGGCGGATCATTTGTTGACTATAACATTGTAGAAACACCTAGAGAATTAACCTGTATTATTTCAAAGCATGGCTTTGCACCTGATTTAATGGCGTTTGTTGATGCTCTAAATCTGTATGTATCAAATACTGATCTGTTAACCGTTGAAACACCAGAGCAGGAATATGCAAATATGAAGCTCACAAAGTTTTCATATAACAGATCTGCGGAAAACGGCACAGATGTGATATATGCTGAATGTGCATTTCAGGAAATCAGAGAAGTGACAAGCCAGTTTACAAACGTGCGAGTAGGCGGAAAGAAATCAAGAGGCTTGCAACAGGGCAAAGAAACAAGCGCATTAAGTGGCATTGTTGGATGGTTTAAGAAATAAGAGGCGTTAAAAAAAAATGATTGAACTAAGTCTAATCAATACACCTAATCAGGAATTTAACGCAGTTTTAAACGATCAGAATTGTACTATACAGGTGCGATTTTTGGGAGATAACGCATATTTTTCTTTGTGGGTTGATGATGATCCGATTGTGCAAAATGTCATTATGTTGCCTAAAGAAAAAATTTTGTTGTATCAGTCAAATTTCAGCGGTAACTTTTTTATAGTTGATTCTACATCCCCAGCAGATAATCAGAGTAAACCTAATTATGAAGAATTAGAAAACCGTTTTAAGCTCTACTATTTATCAGATGAAGAAATGCAGGAGATCGAAAATGATTAAAATTAGTGATCTCCTAAACAACGATAAGAAGAAGAACTCACAAACACGCACCTCATTTTTAAAACGCAAATTAAAAATATTACTCACCCTGCAGAAAGGATCATTTAAGGGCGGTGAGGGTAACGCCTACGAAATCAGTGATCTTGCTATGTCGGTTAAAGTGGATAAAGTCGGAGCACCTGATTTTGGCAAAGCAAGCGCAACGATTTACGGCTTACCGCTAGACGTTATGGAGCAATTATCTACTTTATGTATGCACCCTTTATTTGTAAGGCGCAATTATATCAACATATACGCAGGGGATGATTACAACGGCTACAATCAGATCTATGCAGGAACAATCACCAGAGCAAGCGCAGACTTTAACAGTGCGCCAGATGTTAAATTTAATATCGAAAGTCAGATCGGTTTTTTTGGAGCGGTCACGGCACAGGGGCAGAATGTTGTTAATGGCACTCAACAGGCAAGTTCTTTTATTCAAATGCAGGCGCAGAAAGTCGGTTTTACCTTTAAAAATGAGGGCGTAACAGGAACAATCAAAAATGCCGTTTTTGAGGGATCACCTATTGAGCAGGCAAGACAATGCGCAAAACAGATAGGTGCAGAGCTGATCTTAGATGATGAAAATATGATCCTTGTTAACAATGGAGCATCCAGAAAGGGAAATGCCATATTATTAAATTCTGGTAGCGGTCTGTTAGGGTATCCGACTATGACACAGAACGGCATTGAGATCAGAGCAATTTTTAATCCTAATTTCAGATTTGCAGGACTAATCAAACTGGAAACAACAACACCAAAGTGTAGCGGTACATGGCGCATAATTAAAATGACACATACACTTGATAGCAATTTGCCTAGTGGTGGCAAGTGGGAAACGGCAATAACAGCTTATTATCCACATCTAAGCGGTGCAGTTGGCAAGTTTATATAATCTCTTGGAGCGTTGAGAATGGCAAATAATGATATTACAGATAATAACAAGCGTGGCATAGGTGACATATATCAATCAAGTACCGCTTACAATGCTAACAATCAACAGATTCAAAAAGATTTACAAAAAATAAATACGGTTTTTTTAGCCAGAATTACCGCAGTTAACGGAGGCGGTACAGGCGGATCAAAAACTGTAAGTGCAACGCCTTTAATTTGCCAGATAGATGCAAACGGCAATAAACTTAATTCACCTGTATTAGTGGAAGTGCCCTATTATCGAGTTCAGGCAGGAACAGGAGCGTTAATTCTCGATCCTGTAGTTGGTGATATTGGTGTATTTGTTTGTGCAAAAAGAGATATATCAAACATTAAAAACGGTGTAAGTGATCCGCAAGTGCCTGCATCTTTTAGATCTTTTGATCTTGCCGATTCGATTATGATTGCAACAATACATACAGGGATAGCAAGTACATATATTCATATATCCCCAGATGGTCAGACAATCGAAATCAAAGCACCTAATTCACTAACTGTTAATACCGCAACGGCAACAATAACGGCATCCAAAACTACTGTAAACGGTGATGTTGAAATTAACGGCAATTTAGATGTTAAAGGCGGTATGAACTCAACAGGCGATCTTAATTGTGGCGGTATCTCGTTTCTTAATCATGTTCATTCAGGCGTTGAAGTTGGTTCAGGTGATACAGATAAACCTAAATAGTTTGTTAAATAGTAATTACAAAAATAAATCGCTATAATTAAAACAGAATTATTTTTTATATGGTTTTTGCTTATGTCTAGTGATTTTACTTTGAATTTGCAAGATGACTGGGATCTACACGTCAATGATGCAGGCAACTTAGAAACAACTGAATACGCTCAGGGTATTGCTCAGAATGTAGCAAATGCTTTTAGATTGTTTACAAATGATGCTTATTATTTCACAGAAAGAGGCATCCCACATTTTCTGATCGAACTTGATGCACATCCAAAATTAAACATATTACGGTCACGCCTTAAAAAAGTTGCTCTTAACGTTGACGGTGTCAAAGATTGTGTTATCAATCTTATGGAAACAGATGAAGATCGTGCATTAAACGGCTTTGCAGAGTTAACCTTAACAAACGGTGAAAAGACAACGGTTAAAATAGCAGGATTATAACCATGATTATATTCAATTCTAAAACAGGCTTTGAAGTAAGCGAGATCCCAGAACTCAGAGAACAGATCGCTAGTGAGTGGCAAAACGCCTTTAAGGAAAACGGAAAACCGCTTTTAAATGTTGATCCTGAAACTCCACAAGGTCAAATCATTGATTCTCAGGTCGCAAGCGTTAATCAGAAAGATAGTGAAGTATTGTATCTTGCTCAACAGTTCGATCCTAGAACATCAGAGGGCAGATTCCAAGATGCACTTGGCGAGATCTATTTTATCACTAGAAAACAGGCTCAAAATTCTTTTGCAATTTGTACGATTACAGGCAGACAGGGCACAGTTATAGCAAAAGGATCGCTGATACAATCCGAAATTGACGGTACACAATGGGCGTTAAATGAAGATGTTACAATTCCTGCAGGCGATACGGCAACAGGCGTATTTATTTGTACTACTGCAGGCGCAGTAGAGGCAAGCGCAGGAACATTGAACAAGATTGTAACTACTGTTACGGGTTGGGATGCAGTCACAAACTCAACGGCAACAGTGGGAACACTTGAAGAAAGTCAAAGTGAATTTGAAAAAAGGCGATCTGATTCAGTTGCAAAAAATGCAAGATCAACGGTTAACGCTGTTTATGCAAATGTTCTGGAATTAGATGGCGTTATTGCCTGCTATGCGGTTGATAACAAAAAGAATATCTCTGAAACAATAGACAGCTACACTTTAAAACCTCATTCAATATTTGTTGCCGTTGTTGGTGGTGAAAATACGGATATTGCAAAAGCCATTTATGATAACTTATCCGCAGGATGTGACTATAACGGCAATACAAGCGTTGATATAACCAACGAATACAGTGGCGCAGTTGAAACAGTTACATTTTACCGCCCTGCTAATTATGATATTTATGTAAACGTACAGATACAGGATAACGGATCATTACCAGATGATTACGAAGATCTGATCAAAGATGCCGTTTATAATAATTTTTACGGCTTAGATACCGAAACAAAAATTAACGGTAACGCAATTCTACGCTTAAAAATGAATGATGATCTGTATTCTTCAAGATTCACTCCATCAATTCTTAATACCGCAGTTGCAAATGTTTTGACTGTAGAGCTATCAACAGACGGACAAAACTGGGTTAACAATCTGCATATTCCGATCACTGCTAATCCTACACTGGATAAAAACAATATAACTATTACAGTAGTTTAAGGCGGTGAGATATGGCAGAATTTGATATTAACGCAACAATACAAAGCCAGTATTCTGATTCACCTCATATCAAAGGGGTGATTCAAAATTTCTACTCACACATTGATCCTAAGTCTGATATTGATCTCATGTATGACAAGATGATCAATATTTACACTGCGGAGGGGTACGGCTTAGATGTATGGGGGCGCATTGTCGGCATAAGTAGAGAATATGTCGCAGTAGATGATCAATATGATTATTTAGGTTTTGATAATCAGCCTTACAACATGGATCGTATTGAAACCTTTAACAACGCACCATTTTACAAAGTTGTTAACGGCAAAATTCAATTGCAGGATGATGCCTATAGAACTTATATACTTATCAAAGCACTGCTTAACATTTCAAATGTAAGTTTAAATTCACTTAATTACATTTTTTCTAAGTTATTTAAAGACACAGATGTAAAAATTTTACACGTCAATACAATGACTTTGCGCTTTTTGGTTGTTGGTGAATTTTCAGAGGCACAAAAGGGCGCAGTGCAAAATATAGACTGGTTGCCTGCAGGTGTAGGATTGCAATATTATCACGTAATTACGCCTACTTTCGGTTTTAAAGGAAGTGGCTTAGAAACATTTAACAACGGCACTTTTGCAACTTATGAAATAGTTGATTTATAATCAAGATAGATTTTATACGTATAAAAGATCAGAGGTTTAAATTATGGCAGTATTTAACGAACCTACTCAATGGGGAACTTCACTTGTTGTTAATGGTGACACTAATGTAATTCCACAAAGCACACCTGCAGGATCAGGCGCATTGTCTTTTGATGATGGTTTTCCACAAATTACACAGATCCCACTTGGCGCAGGCGGTATTGCCCCAGACAGAAAAGATTTTAACGCTGTGATGAAGTTGCTCGGTGATGCTGTCTTTTTCATGCAAAATGGCGGTTTCTGGTCTTATAATCCACTTTTTGATTATGCAGTCGGTAGAGTTGTTTTATATACAGACGGCTTCTTATATCAGTGCATACAGGCAAACGGAACATTAGATCCAAAAGCTCCAACTGATTCTGCATACTGGCAGAGAGTTGTTTTAAATTCTGATATTGCTAATATCAGAACTCCAATCGGTATGAGCGTTGAATGGAACAGCGATATATTACCAGACAACGGCTTATGGGAAAATGGCGCAGAATACGATCAGGGTGATTATAACCTACTTTATAATGTGATCGGTTATCGCTTTGGATCATCAACCGCTGTTAAGGCTAACTGCTCTCTTGGTGAGGCTTTTATCGCAGGCGCAAACGGTAATAATATTCGTATTACTGTATCAGCAAGTGGCGGATCATACCTTGTAACAACTTATGTAAGCGGATCTCAGGTAGATCAGCAGTTAGTGACCTCTATCACAGAATTAGTAAATCATGGTTATGTAGTCTGGAATACTAGCGCAACTCTATCAGATGGCATAGATGTTACTATGACAGGCGGTGCAAACGGTACATCCTTTAAAGTACCAGATAAGAGGGGCAGATTTGTAAGAACTGCAGACGGTACATATCCACTAGGCGCACAGATAAGTGAACAGTTACCTAACATAACAGGCTATTTTGCTTACAACAATATGACTTCTGGTATTTTCCTTGAAAATGCCAATAATGTCTATGTTGGTGCTTTTTATAAACATAGTGCCGTTAATGGTTATTTATCTGGCTCTACAAATACAGGTGATGTACTAGGCTTTGACGCTTCTCGTTCAAATTCTGTCTATCAAAACAGCGGATTAGTTCTCCCTAAATCAATTTCTAAGCAAAGTTGTATTATTTATAAATAATGTAGCTTTGCTTTGATATAGATAACGGTAATACTTTGCTGTTATCTTTGTATATAGCGTTACTTAGAGAAGCATCAAATTCAAAACCTTTTGCGCTACCAGAACCAGTACCACCCGCACTTGAGTAAGGTCCAGTTTCTGATGATTTTGAAATAGCTCCGCTACCAGTAATATAAGACGAACTAATCCATGTGTAGCTATAAGTTGAATCCTTTAAAGAACCTGTAATGTTAGGTAATCGGAAAAAGCACTCAATAGAGTGCTTTTTTATTGTCTAATAATTAGACTTTAATCTTTTATAAATCAATATCTTAAATAAATATTTTTAGATTTTTAGAAAATATATACTATACACTATATATTATAAAACAATAATTTTTAAACAACTAAAAAGAGGTATGATTTATGAAAAATGTTTTAATCTCAAATGACAGCACATTTTCAACCGCCTTATTATTACAATCTCTACACGAAAAAGGCGATCTGATCACTTTTGCAGATGTGTATCATGGCATCTGGCTACCTAAGAAAAAAGCCACGATTTCATCTTGGCACACAGAGGCAAAAAGAATTGAAAAAATATTATTACCTGTAATAGGTCACATTCCTGTTAAGGAATTAACGCCCTCAATGATTTTTCCTTATCTGCAGAAATATGAAAACAAATTACCAACTCTGCAACGCCTAGTGATGCGTGTGAATGAGATTATGAATTTTGCCGTTTGTGCCGATCTTGTTGATAGAAACAGATGTTCAACAATGCAGGTTATCTATCCGCATAAGAAAACCGATCACATGGCTACAATTTCAGCAAATGAACTACCTCATTTTTTCTATGTGCTGAATACCAACGATAACAAAAAGCCGTTGCCTCAGTGGTTTAAACTTTTTGTATTATTTCATCTGTATTCAATGGGGCGTTGCAAAGAGGTTGCATCCCTTAAATGGAAATACATTAACGGTGATACTATTACCATTCCTGCAGAAGAAATGAAAGGGCGCAGGGAGCACAGGATCTGGCTATGCCCAGATATGATCGACTTACTCAAAAAGATCTATTACATGACTAAAGATCGCAAAAATGAGTATGTTTTCAATTTCGGGCGGTCAAAAGAGGAGCATATACATAAGCAGGTTTTTGCTAAGTGGTTATGGGGATCGAGTTTAAAGGGAAAGTTAACGCCTCATGGATTAAGATCAACCGCTCGCACTTGGTTACGTGATCAGGGATGCCCTAACGAAGTAGGCGAAGATTTCCTCGCTCACGTCTATGGATCTCCAACAGAGCGATCATATATTCGCACTGATTATCTTGAACAGCGTAAACCTTTTTATGTTAAGTGGTATGAGTTTTTACGCTATTGCTGGGTGTTATCCACCGCCTATGACAATGCGTATATAACCACGAAACAGCGATCAGAGCTTGATTTTCTGATCCGTTAACTTGTTAATAGATAGCCTATGCAAAATAGGCTATAATTTTTATAGCCATTATTTAAATTGCAATTTATAAAGGTGAAAAAATGTCAAATACTCATATAGCTTATATGTATGATCAAGCAGGCTACTACTCAGGATCATGCTATGTAAATCAGGATAAGCAGGGCAAATGGGCGATCCCTGCAGATACTACCCTCGAAGTACCAACATTCAAGGGGGGTTACTGGTCCAAATTCAATGGTAAAAAGTGGGAATTAGAGAAGATCCCTGCATCTTGCGCTGAATGTATTGAGCAGGAATTTACCTGTATATCTAACTCACCAGACAGACACGAACAGGAAAAAAAGGCGGTAATGGAAAGCCTTGTTAATGCTGATTCAGAGAATTATAAAACTGTTGTCAATGATTCTTTTGTTATGTCGGTTGAAGAAATACCAGAGCCAACAGAAGAAGAAAAACAGCAGAAAGAAGATGAAGAAAAACAGCAAACTCTTGATCGTGCAATTGATGAACTCATTAAAGAAATGGCGCAGGCTGATTTAATGGGGGATGAAGATTGGAAAACAGAGCTTAGAGATCAGTATCAAACCTTAATGAATGGTGATGAGGAGTAATTAAATGAGTGACGAGATCGTTTATCCAAAGCCAAATAAAACTTATGTACGCAACGGAAGATGTACCTACTGCGGATCAAAGAAAATTAAAACTAAATGGGGTTATCAGTGGTGCGATAAAACCTGTAGCGCAGGGCGTTTAGGTCTAAAGCTCTATGAAGAAACAAACCATCTTGGTGATTATGCTATAGATCCAAATTCAGATGTTGAAGATTCAGTGCAGGAATAATATAATTAACTCACACATATAGAACAATCCTTTATGAAAAAAGCCTCTATTTTTGTAGAGGCTTTTGTTTTATTCCTTTTAAATTCTGATCCCTACTTTAAAATCAGAAAAATAATTTGTGTAATACTGATTTAACCAACGCTTACAGATCTTTTCAAAATCTTGATCGGTACTTGTTATTGCCTCCCCCTGCAGATAACCGCTTTTACAAATCTGCTTGCCTAGAGTGCCTTTTTTGCCGTTTAAATCAACAAATATATAACATTTGCCATACGCATAATTATTTTTATAGAAAGTTACAGTCTTATTTAATTTTCTGCTTTTAATTGTTAGTTCCATTTTTGTTACCCTCTGAATACTGGCGGTATTGCTACCGCCTTAAATATTTGTTAAGCCTTTTTAAAAGATTCTAGTAAAATGTAAGTTTTATCTAGTTTTTGATTTAATGTATCTAACTGTTCTTGTGTTGCTTTTTTAGCAAAATACATTCTTTCTTTTTTGTCTAATTCATCCTCCAACAACTGTGCATACTTACCCAAAGCAACATACATAATTTTGCGA